CTCGATAGTCTCGGGATCAATTCTGATCCTGGGATTATTTGGCGTGCCATTCCGTGGAGCTTCGTGGTTGACTGGTTTGTCGGTGTGAACCGATTCCTCAGTCAATTCGCGTTGCGTAACATTGAACCAACAACATATGTTAGTCGTTTCTGCTTCTCGACGGACGTTGAGCGGTGGATTACTACTTCACGTAGTATGACCATGACGCCCGGTGTCCCATCGAGTGCAGTTATATGCACGGTGTTTGAGTCTGCCTATTCTAGACAGATAATTGCACCTGGCTTAACTAAGGCATTGAGCCTTAACGGCCTGAACTCAAAAGAGTTCTGGCTTGCCGGTGCTCTGGCGGTTACCCGTTAGAGTATTGACGAACTGATACTATCAAGCCGAAAGGCCCTTTGGTATCAGCTTAACAAAGCCCTAGGCCATGGGGGTTAAACCATGGCTAAGTATGCTAAACAATACACTAAACACGAACGAAGTTAAGGATAAAGCTGGTGCTGAAGTTGAATTCAGCAGGCTTATGACAAATGACCGCAGCACGGAATTTTCTCAGATAACTGAGACTCCTGCTGCACCTCACCGACTCAAGATTTCACATCAAGAGATCGGTGCTGGTTCTACTATGCGCCGGCGGAGCGTCATCAGGATCGATAAAACGGTCACTGGTGTCAGCTTAAAGCCGGTCACTGTAGCTGGTTACATAGTCTTAGACGCCCCTGTGGGCGATCTGGCTACGTACGACGAACCCAAGAATGTCATTGCAGAACTTTTGTCGTTTTGCGCCACTACTGGCGCTGCGACTACTGTCCTGTTTGACTGTACTGGGAACGGCGCAAATGCCCTGGTCACTGGAGGCCTCTAATAGTAGAGCTCTCTTATGAGCAGATCCTTAAGACGATTGTTGTCCCTCCTTGTATATGCGCTCATTTTTGGCGCTTTTACTGGCTGTACGTTGGATAAGCTTACGATTGATCGACTTAACATCGATCCTCGTGGCACATCCTCGCACGACCAAACAACTGTACCTGAACCTCCGCCAAAAGCGGAGAAGTAAGATGTAGTTGGGAGCAAACATGTGCGGCCGGTCAGGCTATTGACGCCTGACTGGTCGTCGTCTTCGTGTCCATCGTGTCACACGTGTAGAGGCATGCTCGAGGAGTCGTACCATATGGCCGACACAAGAGCCTCGATGTTCGAAAAACGAATCATCGTCCCTTTACTGTGTGATGTTCAAACATCATGCAGTGAAGTGTTCTCAAAGCGAGCACTACGCTTGACTATTCAAAAAATAGACAAGCGCATTACTCGGGAAGGTATAGGTTTTCTTACGAAAACCTTGCCCCGTCTTGCCAAGGCCCTTGACAGGGCCCTGACAGGAGAAGTACCTATTGACAGTGCGAAGTTGAGGTTTGAATCTCAACCTAACAGTAAGTTGCCTAGATTTCTAGGTGAACTTTTCAACAGCGTCTTCTCACGCGACGGTTGGATCCTTCCAACACCCTGCGTGACAAGCATCACCAAGCTACGTCAAATCCTACTTGTATTCTACAAGTATGAGTTGCCGTACGATTCAGAGCAAGAAAATGAAGTCATCCAAAAGTTCTTACGAACCGAAGATGAAATCAGTCCTCACCATGATCGTTGCGAATGCGCATCCAGACGAATCCAAAAGGTTCAATCTGAATATGCACGCAGCGCTCGGGATACTCGCGTTCCTCTTTTCGGACGCAGCGAAAGCTGCAAAGGAAAAGAAGAATGCAAAGCTAATCGTCTCTGCCAAAACTGTAGTGATACAGTTGCGGAGGAACACGATAAGCTTATCAAAGGTGCGAGAGCTTTATTATCTAAAGCTTTCTCATCCTTCGATCCTCTCGACATTTACCCACGACATGGTCCTGGGGCCGTTTCTACAAAAGAACGGCTCTGGACTAAATATCGTTGGACTAATGTCCCTGAGAGGTTGCGACGAACGTACCCCCTTGACGCATACTTCTATGCGTCTTTGGGTCACGTTTGTGATCAGTACAAAGAGTTTGACTCTTTGTCAGATCAAGAGCTTTCTGCACGAGTTTGTCTCGTGCCGAAAGACTCTAGAGGCCCGCGCCTCATTTCCTGCGAACCACTGGCTTTCCAGTGGATACAGCAGGGATTAGGGCGAGCCATGGTGAAGCACTTGGAGCTGAACCCTTTAACAAGGTTCAACATCCATTTCACTGATCAACAGCCTAACCAATTCGGGGCCCTTCTTGGGTCTCAGACTGGTAAATACGCGACGCTTGACCTCAATGAGGCAAGCGATCGTGTTACTGTTGGTTTAGTTCGGCTACTGTTTCCAGAGCCTCTTTTGAGTGCTTTGCTCGACAGTCGCTCTCTGTCTACGGAGTTACCGAGTGGTGAGATTAAACCGCTTAATAAATACGCGCCGATGGGGTCAGCTTTATGCTTTCCCGTATTAGCGTGTGTTGTTTGGGCGATTCTCACTGCTGGTGCTCCTGATGCGGATACGCGTGAGCGTATCTTGGTGTACGGTGATGATGTAGTGGTTCCAACGGCGCAAGCCGCGAACGCCATCATGCAACTCGAATCTTTCGGTTTAAAAGTAAACCGAGACAAGAGTTGCACCAGTGGATTCTTTAGGGAATCCTGTGGCTGCGACGCCTATAAAGGCGTCAACGT